ATACCAACAGAAACCCGGATTAGTACACTATGCCGGTACAATATTATGAATAAAACGCGACGGGCACACGATATGCTGGATAGCGCAGGAGGTGTAGGCTGTGCCCTCAGCCATATCCAACTCTGGCAGCAACTGTTAAAAAGCGACCAACAAGTATTCTTAATATTGGAAGATGATATCTTGATACAGGACGGCGATTACGATAAGGTATGCGATATGTTGGAACGGACACCATTCTTACAGAATCCGACACAATGGGATATCTGGACGATTGGCAATATTCGCTGCTTGGAAGTTCCAGGAGTTCGTCCGCCTGGGTGGAATTCTAGAGAGAATAAATGGATACAGTGCCGTGAATTTTTAGGTATGAATACGTATTTTATTACACGGCGGGCCGCCGAGCGACTACTCAAGGAAGCATTTCCTATCCAACATCATATTGATTGGTTTATTAGTTTTTACGCAAGGAATCACAAGGACTTTGTCATTCATTACAATAAGATGTTTAATAACAAACAAATTGAGGACATTGCCAGCAGTGATATACAGTGGCGGAAACAATGCCATATTTGTAATATTCCTAGTAACGTGGAAGATACACATTATTATATGCGGAAGGAGAACCTTCATGTTGTTGTACTCGGCGTCTTATGTATGAGCGTATTGGCGGCGTATACCGTTTTTAGACGACAAAAGTAGAAGCAATGTCCGGCGGCAATAACTTTCCTTTTGCTTTTAAACTGAATGCGCCGAATAATGAAGCGGCTAAGACACGTAGAAGCAACTTGCTCGCGAAATATAAATTGACGGAGGAGCGTAATCGGATTGCGAAAAATTACAATCGTCTTCACAAAGAGTATACGAATACGCTAGCAATGCGTGTGAATCCGAATCGCGATTTACGTCCGACTTTGGAAGATGTGCGCCAGATAATGAGACTTAGAAATGAGGCAAAACGGGCGCTGGACTGGTTTAACATGACGAATCCCGGAATCAATGGTGGTGCTCTAAATAAGAAAAGACATAGTACAATCAAAAATAGAAAGAAGCGACTTTATTGAGTTAATCCCATGTTGCTGTCGCTGCAGTCGCTGCAGTCGCTAAAGAATCCGCCATAGCATTCCCCTGACTTATCGGATCGGTGGCTCCCGTGTGCGCCGCCACGTGTGTCAAGCGCACCCTACTACGTATAGTCTTCCATACTTCATACATCGGTATAATGATATCTGTATGAAGTACAGGTTTACCATCGGCTTTTTTCCATCCTTTCGCTTCCCATCCGGCCGACCAGGTACTTAGGACATCCATGCCGTATTTACTATCTGTATATATCACTGCCTCCGACGCACTTTCCCTGAGATAGTAAATAGCATAAGCCAGAGCGCGTAGTTCCGCCCGTTGGTTCGTCTGGGGTTCCATTGTATCTAGACGGAATTTACAGCGATGGACGACTGTTGAAAGGTCGGCGGCGGTCACATACACGCCGAATCCGGCGATAGCATCCTTTTTCCCATTAGACGTACAGGAGCCATCGGTAAATACATTGAGTTTGGAGGAACTTTTAATTGAACTCATATAAGGAGTTATCACAGGTTTTGGCATCGTATCGTAGCCGCACGAGAGTTGTAGTTGGGCGGTCTTTAATAAATCTACGACAACCGGGTCGGCTAAAGCAGATAAGCGTGATTCCTCCGTCGTACATGTCAATAGCCATCTACGCGTCATAAGCGCTAAAGACGCCGATTTATGCGTACTGAGACTTAACGATTCTAATAAATCACATGCGACTGAATATTTCATAATACATACACATAAAAAAAGGAATTGAAATATCATTTTTTATGAAGTATGAATAGGGATGAGTCACGCCGTAGTTCACGCATTACACGTAGTTCTTGTGAGTCCGTTTGTAATCTATGTTGGATTAGCCAGAGAATCAATACCCGATGCTGTATATGCGACACTCTTAGGACTCGGTTTTTTTATCCTGGCGTACCATGGATACAAGGCATTTCTGAAACTTCAGGAAGGACAGAGCGCCTGGATTAATTGGATTCATATTTTCCTAGTGGCGCCATTGTTTATTATTCTAGGATATCTGAAAAAATCGGCGAGCCGCCGGTATTACGAAATGATGCTGTTACTTGGATTTGCGACATTAGGGTACCATGGACTCTATCTAATTCGTGATAGAATCGTCGCTTGATCGGCGGGAGCGCGACCTACGAAACAGGTGGCCGCATGATAATAGTACGATCCAGGGCTGTTATGTACTTTCGTACATCCGGTACATGCTTCACTACGGACATATGTAGGAATCCACGTATTGCTGTGAACGCGGGCAAAATGTGTAACCACATTGCCCTTCAAAGATGCTGTATATTCACATTGGGGACACTTGAACGAAACAGTGGCGTAAGGATTTTGTTCGGTCGCGCTAGGATGCGGATTCTCCGGATGAACCGAGGCCAGATGCTGTAGATAACTACATTTTTGAACGAATGTGCGCGCCGGCTCGCAATGAGAACACGTAAAATTTACTACATGAAGATGATCCGTCTTGACGTGGTAAATCATTGTATTCTGTCGACGCTTTACAACGTTACAGTGCGTACACCGAAACGCCGTAGGCGACTCACGAACATAGTGGGAAACGATTTCTGTAACGGACATTGTAAAGGGATTTTTAACCTCAAACTACATCAATTTTTCACCCGCGGTGAGCGACGCGGTCATTTAGACACTAGATTTATAAAGTCTCTTAATAAAATGCCAAAGATTGCGATTCTATCCATGTGTATCGGTGCAGATTATCGCCGTGCGATGGAGCCAGGTCTCCAGTCGAAGCGCGATTACGCGAAAAGGCACGGATACGATTTCCTCACCGGCGGCGAGGATGTCTGGGATCGTAGCCGACCGATTAGCTGGTCCAAACTTAAGTTTATTCAAAAGTATCTCAATGACTACGATTATCTCTTTTGGAGTGATGCAGACGTTATTATTCTGAACCAGGATTTACGGTTGGAGGACCATGTGCTTCCGCTACTTCCGGCGGAGAAGGACCTTCTATGGACGCGGGATGCCTGTAATAACCTGAACGCCGGTCATATGCTTATCCGTGGACGGAGCGCTTGGGCGAAAGATATGTTTGAGCGTGCCTACAACCAACCGGATTTAATTTACCACATTTGGTGGGATACGGGCGCAATTATTCGGATGTACGAAACGAATCCGGCGGACGCCGCTAAGATGGAAACGCTGACCGACCAATGGAAGATAAATGCCTACATTTTCACGAGGGAGAATAAGGCGTTTGATCCCTCTGTTCGCCTCTATAAACACGGTGACTTTCTGATTCATTTTGCCGGTGTTTACAGTTCAGCGGCAATCAATAAACTTATGCTCTACGCGAGGGAGCAGGCTAAGGCGGGTAAGGAACTGGATCCGGCGGTTTTAGAGGTGGTTCGTCAGGAGAATGCGATTCGGATGTAACAAAATCTAGAGAATACATTAGGGAATGAGTCATATTTGGCTCTTTTTGGCTCTCCTCATAGTATACATACTATTTGGAGACGCACGCGCGCACGAAGATATCTACATATCTCCCGAAATGGCCGCAGCACTCTCCTATACAAAATGGCCGCGCTGGACGGACATTGAACCGGCAGATACCCGTATACGAATACTTTGGATAGACCAAAAATATGTGCCCTTTGTGAACGCGGGCTCTGAAGTCTGTTCCCACCAAATCAATACATTCTTAATGAAAAAGCCTTATAAATACGATGTATGGGTGGGTGTTCCAGGCTATCCGCAAGTGACGTACGAAAATGTACGGTGCTTTAATTTGTACGATGACACAAAACTCTACGGAGTTCTTCAATCGTCGCACGTCATTATGAGCCACGGAGTTGCCATGCGAAACAATGCCATGTGTCTAGCGCGTATCACAGGTCTTCCGTTTGTAGGTTGGGCGCATACGAATACGTATGTGCGCGCGGCGAAGAAACCCTGGAATGACCCGAGGTTACAGGGCCGGCAATTTACTGTGTTTAACAGTGAAAGTTTATTGAGTACTGCCGATGTTCCACCGGAATCCTCTACGATTGTGAAACCACCCGTGGATTTCCGTAATTACGCCGTGGAACCTGAAAAACACCAACGGAAATATGTTACGCTGAGTAACGTCAATGGAAACAAGGGCGGGCACTTATTGATTCAACTGGCGAAATCACTACCTGATATACAGTTTTTGGGAGTTATTGGAGGTTATAAGAAACAGATTACGCAAACGGGGCTACCAAATCTGAAGTATTTACCGAATACCAAGGATATTAAGTCGGTGTACGCGCAGACGTGGGTTCAGATTATGCCGAGTGCAGAGGAGACCTGGGGCCGCACGGCGGTGGAAGCGATGAGTTCCGGCATCCCGGTGGTCGTGAGCCCGACGCCTGGGCTCAAAGAATGTTGTGATACCGCGGCGATTTACTGCGACCGTAGCGATTTGGAATCGTGGGTTACAACTATCCGAAAACTCAAAGACGATACCGAGTTTTACAATCGGCGATCTACGGCGGCGTTGGAGAGAGCCCGCGCGTTAGATCCGCACCCGGATTTAGACCAATTTGAGCGATGGTTTGATGAAAAGGTTATTCCGACCAAAGTCGCGGGTCGAATGCCG